TTCATAGGTAGAGATTGGAATGAAGTTTAAATTAACAAGTGTTCAACTACGTGCAGCAGCGCAACATGCCGCTGAGCGGGGTCTTACACTTGAAGAATACATAGATGAATTTATAGGATTAATACATGAACACAATAAAAACAACCCTGACAAACCTTTGGGCATGGCTGAAAAGCCTGTTTCAGACTAGGTATAAGTTAACAGTTAGTTATAACTCCACTTACGGAGACGCTGACGACCAAACTTATATAGTATATAAATTCATTAAAAAACAACCAAAATTCTTAAAATTCATCAATGATAATAAAGAAGTAGTAGAAATTCGCGGAGCAGAAGGTCTTAACTACAAGATAGAGGAAGTATAATGCAACAATTTTTTATAGCAATAATATTAGTTCTAGGATTAGGTTGCTGGTGGCTGTATAGTGATAACAATACGCTAAAAGCAAACAATATAAAGCTAGAATACGCAGTAGAAGAACAAAAACAAACGATTGCTACAATTAAAGAGCAATACGAAAAACAAGGCGCGGCTCTAATGAATATGACAAAAGAGAACGCAGCTATTGAAAAAGAGAAAGCAGAATATTTAGCTATATTCTCAAGACATAACTTAGATGTACTTGCGCTAAAGAAGCCTGGCATGATAGAGTTAAGATTTAATAAAGCAAGTGAAGCAGTCATGGAGGGCTTAGAAGATGATACTGAAAAATTATTCAATATTAGCAGCAGCGACAGTAGCGATAAGTAGTTGCTCGTTACTTCCTACAAAAGAAGTAGAAATTATGAGTAAACCTGTTAAGGTTGAAATTATGCAACCCACATTGCCACGACCTGTCGAGCTGACTGCACCGAAGTGGTACGTCGTAAGCGAAACTCGTATTACAAACCCATGTGTAAAAGTAGAAAATAAAAGACCTAAGTCTTGTACGCCAGAGGAAAGAGAAAACCCTGAATGGCCTGAAGGCTACACATATTTAGATAGATTCCTTGATGAGATGAAAGACCAAAACAATGGAGAAGTATTGTTCGTTGCTACATCAGTAGGAGACTATAAAGTCATGGCAGAAGATATGCAAGAATTAAAAAGATATATAAAACAATTAGGAGAAGTAGTAATTTATTACAGAGAGGTGACAGCTAGTGATACGGAAACTGATTAGCTTTTTTGTAATGAGTAGGGATTCTCGTTGGTATGACAAACATCCCACAATTTTAGCAAGATTTGAAGAAATAGAAGATTGGTTAGAACATATAGAAGATAGAGTAGCAGCACTTGAGGAGATAGCACATCCTAAGTGTGGAATAGAGAGTTTTGATGGATACAGTACTCTTACAGATAGATTAGATAAATTAGAGTGTGTAGTAGGAGTATTAAAAAAAGAAAACGATGATAGATAGTGATAAATTAATAGAAGTTTTAAAACAAGGCATAGTGCTAATAAAGTTTACAAGTTTAAAGAGTGGCAAAGTATATGAAAGAGAATATACAACACATGATAGTGTTATGCCCATAAAGTTTAAACAATCCGCATCAGATAAAATTATTTGTTATGATGTGGAGTTTAAAAAGATGGAGGATATAGAAGTTTCTACTATAGAAAAGTATGTTCCTCTTGAAAAAATCTCCTAGTAATAGGGGAAAGACTCGTAAGAGTAGAAGGAGAGAAAGATGTTAGAATTCTTTCAATGGGTGTCAGCATGGATTGCTGTTATCCCAACAATCGTGTTGATTGCCTCATTTATTTCAGCAATCACACCAACTCCAATCGATGATGGTTGGATGAAAAAAGTTTACAAAGTTCTGGACTGGTGCGCACTTAATGTGGGTAAAGCAAAGGATAAGTAAATGGCAGACGGTGTAGATAGTAGAAATGAAGTCGAAATTGATTTAGATAAGTATATGAAGCTCATTGACCAACTTGATGAGCAAGAAGATAAAATCAAAGAAATGCAGGCAGAAGCCGCCGCAGCTAAGAAACGCTTAGCACCTCCCAAAAGAAAGTTTATGGATTTATTCTTAGATGATAATGACATAAATGAGAAATCTATTATAGGTTTCTTATCTTTCTTTTTGATGTTCGTATTCGGAACTTGTGATTTAGTCACAGCTTTCTGGGGTATGGACTTACTAATCTCCGATACAATCTACACCTCATTCGTAGTTGTAACCCTCGGAGCATTTGGTATCAGCGAGGCTGGGAAGGCCTTTGGTGGCAAATAAAAATAGTTCTTGACATTTGGTTGTTTTTTCTGTATAATATACATTATGGAAAAAATTACAAAAGACAAGAAAAACAAACAAGCGAATACTTCTAACTCTAACGAGGACAGAAGTGTTCGCTTTTTTTGTGAGTACTGTTCGGGTATTCCTGTTAAGGAGTGCTCAGGTTATAAATGTTGGGAAAGATAGATGAACTTATTTTATTTAGATGAAGATTTAGACAAGTGTGCGCAGTATCATGTCGATAAGCATATCGTCAAGATGCCGTTAGAAGCTGCACAGCTTCTTTGCACAGCAGTATGGATTGACCATCTACTTGGATTTGTTCCTCGTGCGCTTAATGCAGAAGAAAGAGAAGTCTTAAACACTGCTAAAGCAGACATCAAACATTTACCAATGGAGGAGAGACCGCTAACTCCGTATTTACCAATGATGTACAATCATCCTTGTACAATATGGACTAGGTCTAGCCTCGACAATTTTGAGTGGGTTCACTGTTACGCAAATGCTCTAAATGATGAATACAACTATCGTTATGGCAAATTACATAAGTCAGTGATTGAAGTAGTCAATAAGCTGCCAGAACCTAAGAATATGCCCCGCAAGGGACTCACTCCCTTCGGTATGGCAATGCCAGATGAGTTGAAAGATGAAGATAATGTTATTGAGTCTTATCGCTTATATTACCATACTGACAAAGCAACGTTTGCTAAGTGGTCTCATCGTCCTCAACCTGATTGGTGGGACGAAGGACTAGCTTGGACAGACAAAAGAATAACAGCTAAATGAATGAGACATTAGGAATATTATTAGTAATAGGCGCAGCATATTTTGCTTATATGTCCAGTCATTTAGTATCTGAAAAAAAGAAAGGGAAAAGAATCCCTTTACCTTGGGAGAAGGAATGAAAATAACAATTTATAGTAAACCAAACTGCCCGTATTGTACAAAGGCAAAGTTTATAGCAGAGCATCATCAAGATGTAAAAGAAGTAAGATACCTTATGCTAGGAGAAGATTATGAAACTAATAATTTTATGGCAGAGTTTCCTACAGCTAGAACCTTTCCACAGATTATAGTAAACGGCACAAAGATTGGTGGTTATACAGACTTGGAAAAATTTCTAAAGTCTGCTGACGAAGTTAGGGAGGCGCTACATGGCGGAGACCAACAAGTATAAATTTAAAGAAGATGAGATTCTATTACTGATTAAAAATCATATACTACAAACATATGATGCTCATTATTCAATGAACAAAATTCAATCTACCGAGTTTATCGTAGACGCAGGGCATGGAGAAGGTTTCTGTTTAGGAAACATAATCAAATATGCACAACGCTATGGTAAGAAAAATGGTAAGAACAGAGATGACTTACTAAAAATTATTCATTATGCAATCATATTAATGGGTAGCGAAGATGAATAATGATGTATTAATAATGCTTCTTTTACTGCTGGCTAAGCATGTATTAGCAGATTATTTTTTACAAAAACCTTGGAATGACAAGGGAATCTACGGAAGTAGAGGAGGCATAGAACATGCTATCATTCATGCTATAGGAACTGTGATGGTGATGAATTTCTTTGTACATCCAGCGTGGGCAGTTATTATTGCCTTCTTGGATGGCATTGCTCACTATCACATTGACTGGGCAAAAACCAATATAAAGTCTCAATACAAACTAAAAAAGAATCAGACTTTATACTGGGGGTTACATGGAGTTGACCAATACTTACATATCCTAACATATATTTTAATAGTTTACACAGTAGGAGGGTAAATTGGCAATAAAGAGTAAAGCACATGAAAAGTTATCATTTGATAACATAGAACGAGTAATTCAACAACTCGAAGAAGATAATCCTATCACAAAGAAAGAAGCTTGTGGTATGTTGAATATTAGGTATAACACGACCAGACTTCAACGAATTATCGAAGACCATCAAGACCTTAAGCAGTTTCGTGAAGCACGAAAAGCACAGAACAAAGGTAAGATGGCAACACAAGATGAAATTAGAAGTGTAGTAAAAATGTATTTAGACGGAGATAACTTCTCAAGTATCGCTAATAGTTTATATCGTTCTCCAGCGTTCGTTAAGAACATAGTAGAAAGAGTGGGTATTCCACAAAAATTAGCTGATTCTGATTACGAAGGAATGAGAAAAGCAATGCTGCCAGAGCAGTGTGTAGCTTCCGAGTTTCAGTATAATGAAAAGGTATGGTATCCTCGTAAAAATAGATTTGCATTAGTAAAAGAGGAGTTTACACAAAAGTATCAGTCAGAAAGACGTGGCTTTGCTTGCTATGGTAATATAGCGCAGTGTGTAAATTATGAGGACACGCATGGAAGTAAATGCTACAAAATATTTATTTTTGAGCCTTGTGATACCTCTCAAACTCTTTTCCCTTGGGTAGACGGTGAGAGAACTGGCTACTGGGGTACTGCCCTTGCACATGATTTAGGAAGTCTGAAACATTTACAAGAATATTTATAAGGATTACAATGTTGGAAATAATAATAGCGTTCTACGCTTCGGGCGTAGGACTTGCTTGGTGGCAGATATGGCTACCTTGCTACAGGGCAATAAAACACTTACAACCAAACCATATTTTGGCAAGAAAACCAATATTGGCTAATTTAGTGGTGATTTTACTATTTATAATAGTATTACCTGCTTTAACAGTAGTTTTATTGATTGATGATAAGAAAGAACAGTTTATAAAAGGATTCGTAAGAGGAGCAATTGAAAAATGATAGACGATAAGTATTCAACTTATGTAGACGGCAATAAAAGAGCCGATGTTATAAAACTTGATGGCCATTGGGGTTGTAGGTTTTATGAAGATAATAAAGCAGTAAAAACAGAATTTTACAAAGGACATAGTGAATCTTATGCCGAAGATGCAGCAGAGAACTATGTTATGGGTATAAAAATAATATAATGGCAATATGGTATATGAATTTATTAAATGAGCAAAGAGGAGGCACTAGTATGTTTAGTGTAAAAGTAGATTATCCTAAAGGTACTTATGTAGAATCAGATACCCCACCTGAAGAACAAGAACACAAAGGGTGGTATTGGGACAGTGAAACAAAGAAATTTTACAGATGGGACAACAGTCCGAGGAGTAATTAATGAATTATTTATTAGAAGCATTATGCAAGAAACTTGAAGGCGATATAGCAATAGCAAAAGCAAATATACTTACATACCAAAGAAACTCGGTAGGTATAGGAGAACACCCTGAGATAGTAGAAGCTATCGAAACAGAGATTGCTAAATTAGCCGAAGCGGAAGATAAGTTAGGCGCAGTCAAAAGACATTTTTCATAGGAAAGGAAAAATAAATCTTGACACCGCCTCAAATATTTTGTATAATATAATTATATTTTAGGAAATAGTTAATGAGTGATAGATTTTATATGCAAATGGTACAAACAACTGGGTGGGCACCTGGTTACAAAAATACCTCAACTATAGAAGAATACAAATCACGATTTGGCTCAACAAAAAGGAGAAAAACAATGTCTTGGACAGACGAGAAAAAACAAGAAGTTATCGACATGTATGTCGGTGAAGAACCAACTCCAGAAAACAGTATGGAGATTGTAGCGGATATCGCAGAACAGGTGGAGGAATCCCCAAATGGCGTTAGAATGATTCTTACAAAGGCAGGCGTATATGTAAGAAAAACTCCAGCGGCTAAGAGTTCAGGCGGTTCTGGTGGTGGTAGAGTAAGTGTTGCTGATGCACAGTCATCATTAACTGATGCTTTGAATGATGCAGGTCAAGAAGTTGACTCTGCTATTGTTTCAAAACTAACAGGTAAAGCAGCAGTTTACTTTACAACTATAGTAAATAACTTAAACAATTAGTTTTAGTTCTTTAGCTAGGGTATCTTAGGATGCCCTAGTTTTTTGCATCTTTAATATATAACCATTCAGGTTTGCACATCAAATAATCATTTGTTAGACAACTGGAGGAAATATGACAAAAGATGAATTCAATAAAAAACTAGATGACGCAGGCGATGCTGTCATCACTTACAGAAGTAAGAACTCACGCAGATTAAAATACAACATATGTACTCAAGATTTTTCTACACCTTACATAAAGGAAAAGAAGAATAGAGCAAAAGAATCAAAGGATAATGTCCTATTATTTTGCTGGGATACGGACTCATATCGTCTTTTAATACCTAAGAATGTAACTAGCATAGTTCCACTTAACAGGATTATTAAAAATGATTGATTATACTGAGCCTAGTGTATATGAAAAAGTAATCAATGAAAAAGATAATCAACAGATACGATTAGTAATTAGTACATTTCGTGGTGTTGAGTATCTTTCACTAAGAAAATACTACTTAGACTTTGAAGAAAATTGGTTACCTTCAAAAGAGGGTATAACCATGCCTGTAGATTTAGAAAATGTACAGGAACTCTTTAGAGGCTTAGTAGAGATTTTATCCCTTGCAGAAAGCAAATCAATACTCGAATCAGAGTTTAAAGAAATACTAGATGAAATATACCTAAATTAAAATAGTTCTTGACAAATCCTTAAAAAGTTGATATAATATATTTATATGATAATAAAAGGAAGCATGAACTACGACCGCCACGGTCGTAAAAGAAAAAATAGACCCACAAGCAAGAGGAGGTCGTCTAATGGGTCAGGACAGCGGACATTTGTACCGTTAGTGCAGGATCATTCCCTGCCCTCCTCACCTATTATGGAGGCTGCTAAGACTCATAGAGAAAAGTACCCTAGTATGCCTATGGGACAATACAGCGCTCCTAAGGATACTTCATACAAGAAGGAAGTTAGTAAGAACTACACAGTTTCCATCGCCTATAATAAAGGTGCATACCAAGTCATTCCGAAAGATGACGTGGAACATATCGGAAAATAGTTCTTGACAAATGGTTAAATTTTTAGTATAATATATAAATGTTAGAAAATCTTATAAAGACAGCAAAAGAAGCGTACTACCAAGGTAGTCCAATCATGTCAGATGAGATTTTTGACCATTTATTGACAATGGTTACAAAAGAAAGTATCGGTTATAAAAGTTCGTATGAGCGCAGATACAAGCACTTGTTCCCTTTGTTCTCCCTCCAGAAAGTGATACAAGGAATCGACTCTGCTCCAAATTGGAATGGAGTCGATTTTATCACGACCGCAAAACTAGATGGAGCGGCTATCAGCATTTTATATGGTGATGGTGAATTGCAGAAAGCTCTCACAAGAGGAGATGGTATAGAAGGGCTAGATATAACCCCATTAATAAAAACATTAGTACCAAATAAAATTAACTGCAAGTACGTAATACAGATTTCGGGAGAAATAGTAGCTCCCAAGGAGATACCTAATGCAAGAAACTATGCGGCGGGTGCGCTAAATCTTAAAGATAGCGATGAATTTGCCACAAGAGATTTAACTTTTGTCGCACATGGATTATCTCCATATTTAACAGACAACTATGTATCGGATATGAGAGAAATTTCAAATCTCGGATTCAATACAGCCATTGATAGTGACTACACTCAATTTCCCCATGATGGAATAGTTTTCCGTGTTGCAAAGAATGATGATTTCGATGCGCAGGGTTACACAAGCCATCACCCCCGAGGTGCTTATGCACTGAAGAAACAGGAAGTTGGTGTAGTGACTGTCCTCCAAGATGTCACATGGCAAGTAGGGAAATCAGGTGCAGTATCACCAGTTGCCCACTTCGACCCAATTGACATAGAAGGTGCAACAATATCAAAGGCTACACTACACAACAAGTCAATCATTGAAGCTCTCAACCTTGAATTAGGTTGCAAG